GGGCGCGCGGCGACAAGCGCGGACGTGCGGAGACGGCGAGACACCTCTACGGCGATCCGACAACGGCGCGACCGTCCGCGGTGTCGCACGTCGGGCACCACGAGCGGCTTGAGACGTCGATGACGTCGCACGACTTCGCGACGACGCGACGGAGCCCCGGCGACCTCGATGCGCTCTCGCTCGGGCTCGCAGAACTGATGCTCACGCACCCGAACACGACGAAGAACACCACCGCCCCCGCAGCGATCCCCGTCCGCATCAACGAAGCGTTCTAGTGTCACTTCCCCTGCCCACCGTCAGCGCTCTCTCGCTTCTCGCGCAGATCGCGCCAGCTCCGTACTACGACAGATTCGCACGCGTCGTCGGTTCGAGCCTCGGCCCGGACTACGTGACGCAGGCGCTCGCGCTCGCGGATCAGGGGTACATGTGGACGCTCGCGGACCTCCTCGACGAGTGCCGTGAACGCGATCCGCACCTCCACGGCACGCTCCAGCGTCGCGAGATGCGCGTGTCGGGCGCGACGTGGGAACTGCGCCCGCCCGAGAACAGCGGCGCCGAGGGCATCGAGGTCGCGCGTTGGGTCGACGAACGACTCCGCGCGATGACGCCCACGACGGACATCGGCCGCTCGTTCGCTGGCATGGTCGCCGACCTCATGGGCGCCGTGTACCACGGGCGCGCGGGCCACGAGATCGTGTGGGGCGTCGAGTTCCGCAACGGTCGCGAGGAGTGGTTCCCGATCACCGCGGAGTGGATCGCGCCTCGACGTTTCGCCTACGCGACGAACTGGCAGATCCACGTCTGGGACGCGAGCGGCACGGGCGAAGACGCGCTCAACCCCGTGAACACGGCGTCGCCGTTCGGGCGCTTCCCCGGCGTGAGCGTGCGCAGCGTCAACGACCTCGCACCGGGCAAGTTCGTGGTTCACACGCCGCGCGTGATGGGCGGTTACCCGACGCGCGAGGGTGTTGGCCGCGTGTGCGTGTGGTACTCAACCTTCAAACGCGTTGGCGTGCGTGAGTACGTCGCCTTCATCGCGTGGGCTGCGCGCGGTCTTCGCATCGGCACGTTCAAGCGGGGCGACGACGAGAGCAACGGCGCGAGCACCACCGACGAGGCGCAACTTCGCAGCGCCCTTGCGATCATGTCGGCGCAGTCGGCGATCACGGTGCCCGACACCTGCAAGGTCGACATCGCGACGGTTCAGGGCGAGGGGCGACCGCAAGCGGCGTTCATCGAGAACTGCAACGGCGAGATGTCGAAGGCTATCCTCGGGTCGACGCTCGGAAGCGAGGTCGGTCACGGCGGCGGCAACCGCGCTCTCGGTGAGGTCCACGAGCGCAACGAGCAGACGATCGCGAAGCATGACGCGGCGCAACTCGCGGACACGCTCAGGCTTCAACTGTTCACGCCGATGGTGCGGCGCACGTTCGGCCCGAACGCGCCCGTGCCGTACATCGTCTTCGATGTTGTGGGTGGCGAAGACCTCAAGGCGCTCGCCGACCGCATGAAGGTCTGGCGCGACATGGGCGGACCCATCGGCGCGGTCTCGGGCGCCAACGCGCTCGCGATTCCGAACATCGAAGACGGGGAGCCTATCCTCGGCGCCGCTACGCCATCGCAGGAGGCCGCGAAGGCCCCCGACGCGTCAACACCCGCACCCATCGCGGAACCGCCTCCCGTGGCCCCGCAGGAGCCAGCGCAGTGACCCGCTACGATCACATCGACTTCACCCCGCCGCAGGGCGTCCGCGACGCGTGCCTTCGCGGCGTCGCACTCCATGAGCAAGGCGTGACCGGCGACGGCATCGAACCCGAAACCGTGGAGTGGGCGCGGAAACTCGCGCGCGGCGTCGCGATCACTCCGTCGAAGGCGCGCAAGATGGCGCGATTCTTCGGTCGCAACCAACGCTTTCAGAGCGAACCGAAGGACTCTCCCGCGTGGGCATCGTGGCAACTGTGGGGCGGTCACGCGGGCGACGCGTGGAGCGAGAAACTGGTGTCGCAGATGGACGCCGCAGACGAGGCTCAGAAGATGTCCGACGGAATCCCGACGCCAGCCAACGCGAACGACTCGACCACCAACGACGATGAGATCGTGTCCGTGGTCGACGCGAGCGAGTCCGCGCCGATGAGTGACGCCGCAACGGCGTCGGACGATGCGCCGAAGACCCTGCGCGGCGAACCGCTCGCGATCGACTTCGCGGACGGCGGCGAAGCGAGCGTCGGGCATTCGACGTGGAACCAAATTGCACGATGCGGCGTATTCAAGGGGCACCCACAGGGCGCCGTCGAGTTCACGGCGCAGGTCTTCGCGGAGATCATCGCGAACTTCCGCGCGACGAAGAACGGCGAGATCCCCGGCGACTACGAGCACACGAGCGAGCGCCTCCCGCCGACCGTCGCGACCGATGGAGTACCGGCGCCGTTCTGGGTGACGGACGTCGCGACGCGCAACGGCGATAAGGAACTCTGGGCGAAGTTCTCGTGGGTCGACCCACAGGCAGTGAAGTACGTTCGGTCGAAGCGCTACCGCTACGTCAGCCCCGCGGTGAACTTCAACGCTCGGTCTCGTGAGACCGGCCTCCCGATCGGCGCGCGACTCACGAGCGTCGCACTCACGAATCACCCGTTCCTCGATGGGATGCAACCCATCGCAGCGAGCGCGAACGCGGGCGATCACATCGCCACCGAGGCGCTCTGCGCGTGGCTCTCGCTCCCCTCGACTGCAACCACTGACGACATCGTGAAGGCGCTCTCAACGCGCTTCTCACCCTCACCCGACAGCACGCACGCGCCGACGTTCGGCGCACCGGAGAACATCCGCATGGAGCCCGAGAAGAAGATGGCCGACGCGCCCCCGCCCGTCGCCGAGACCGCGATCGAAGCGGTGAATCCGGAGGCCGACAAGGACTTCGGCGGGAAGTACCGCGCCCTCGCCGCGCGCATGGCGCAGTGCATGAGCATGGAGGGGTTCGACCCCGAGGCAGAGCGCGCCGAAGACGCCCTCATCGAGCAGATGACCAAGATCATCGGCAACCTCGCGGAGCACCAGAAGCGCGAGGAGGCCGCAGCGATGGCCGCGGCTGCGGCGATGGCCGATCGCGTGATCGCGTCGGGTCTCGCTGGTGCCGACGCGAAGGAAGCGCTGACGTCGCTCTGCCTCTCGCAGCGCGCGACCTTCGACGTGCTGTACCCCGCCGCGAAGATCGCCGCCGCCGAAGAGTCGAAGACCATGAGCGGACGAAGCGACGTCACGCGCGACGCCGCGACGATCCTCACGCAGAGCGTGGGCGCCGCGGGTGGCGCGATGCACAGCACCGCAGGCGCGTCGACCATCGGCGCCGAAGCGCCCGAGTCGCACCGCCTCCACGCGCGCGCCGTCGCGCTGATGAGCGAGCGCAAGGTGGACCTGTTCACCGCGCGCAAGATGGCCGAGACCGAAGCCGCGACCGCGGCCCGCTGAACCAACGCAGGAGACACCAACATGGCCGCGTCGAAGACCACGATCAACCCGATCCAGAGCCTCTCGTTCTACACCGCCGAGACGGCGATCCTCCAGTGGGCCGCGTGCTACCAGAGCACCTCGGCCGATATGACCGCCGTGCTCCCCGCGGGCGCTGCGTCGTCGCTCAAGTTCCTCGGCTTCGCGCGATACGCGCAGGTCTCGGGCGCGACGAGCATCGAGCTCATCACCGCGGGCGTCGGCGCCGCGAACGCTGCCGCTGCGATCACCGCTGGCGATGACCTCGAATCCGGCGGCGCGACGGGCACCGTCCAGACCCGCACCACGGGCACCATCATCGGCCGCGCGCTGGACAGCGCCGGGGCCGCGGGCGACATCATCCGCGTCGAGATCATCAAGCCGAGCTGATCGGCGTCACCGCACACAACACAGGAACAACAGACACATGAACACCTCCATGAAGCGGTGGTCGCCCTCGCAGGTTCGACGCATCGCCGCCGCCACCGGCCCCCTCGCGCTCCGCGACTTCTCCGTGATGGGCGAGTCCGCCGCGCAGCCTCACTTCTCGATGCCCGTGGTGCCGCAGTACGCGGACCCGACCGTCTCGGCGATGTTCGACGTGCGCGCCTTCGCCAACGGCGACGTGCGCCTCTTCGAGGCGTGTCAGCGCGCGGGCATCGATGCGTCGACGCTCTTCTCGCCGTCGCCCGACAGCGTGCACATCCCGACGTACCAGCCCGGGATGCTCGTCCGCTACCGCAACAACGCGATGGTGGCGAACTCGCTGATGCCCGTCGTGAAGGTTGGCAATCGCTCGAACGTCATCGCGAGCGTGCCCTTCGGCACCGGACTCGGTGCCACCGACACGCGCCTCGCGTCGCAGGGCGGCAGCGTGCCTGAACTGACGTGGAAGGTGTCCAACCAGGGCACCTACCTCGTCGAAGACTTCGGTCTGATGACGTTCATCCCGAATCAGGTTCAGATGAACGCCGACGCGCCCTTCGTCGAGATCCGCCAGACCACGGCGGAGATCCTCGGCGACACGCTCGAACTCATGCAGGAGATCGATGTCGCCGCGACCGTGGGCGCCGTGGGCAACTACGCGTCGGGCTACTCGACGACGATCAGCACCGCGACCGACAAGTGGGACAACGACGCGAGCGACCCCGCCGATCAGGTCCGCACGGGCGTCGCGAAGATCCTCCGCGCTCCCGGCACGCGCCTCGTGATGGTGCTCTCGCGCGACGTCTTCCGCGCGCTCCAGAAGCACCCGAAGATCCTCGCGGCGTTCTACGGCCGCGCGGGCACCGTGCTCGGCGCGACCCCCGCGCTCGCCTCGCGCGAGTTCCTCGCGACGCTCTTCGAGGTCGACGAGGTCGTGGTCGGCGTGGCGAAGAAGAACACCGCCAACGACGGCCAGACGGTCTCGCTCTCCGACGTGTGGTCGGGCTTCGCGGCCATCGTCTGCGTGCAGGAGCGTCCGTCGATCATCCGCACCAACGCCTTCGGCTACCAGTTCCGCTTCATGTCCGAGGCGATGCAGGTGCAGTTCATTCCGTGGCTGCTCCCCGGAGTGAGCGGCGGGGAGTACTGCAAGGTGACGCACAGCACCGACACGTTCGTGACCTCGAACGTGAGCGGCTACCTCTTCGCGTCCGTGCTGACGTGATGCGCTCGCGTTCCAACGCGAAGCCTGCGGTCGTCGAGGCACCTCCCGTCTCGACGACCGCGGCCCCTCCTGCGGTCGTCGCACCGAAGCCTGACGCGGCGCTCATCGACCGCATCGCAGAACTCGAACTCACCATCGAAGCGCGCGACGCGACGATCGTCGAACTGACGCTCTCGCTCGCGAACGCGCACGCCTCCTACGAGGCAGAGATCGCGTCGCTGAAGGCGCTCGTACCCGCCGCGCAACCGTCGGGCGTGTTCAAGCGGCGCGTGACGGGACCGTGCGGCATCCGGTTCCGCGGTCGCGACTACCACGAAGGTGACCCGTTCCCCTTCGACCCCGCCGACCTCCCGCACGACGTCTCTGGCGTGTACGTCGAAGGCATCCACTACCGCTACGAGTGACCGATGACCGCAACGCCCATTCAGAACTACATCACGAGCACCGACGTCTCGACGCGCATGACCGAGGACGCGTATGTCAGGTGGTTCTCCCGCTCCACGCAGGGGACCGTTGACACCGCGTTCGTGCAACTGTGCATCGACGACGCGTGTTCGCAGTGGAATGTCTGGATGGGCGACGCGCTCGCGGGTGACTGGACCGCATCGGGCGGCGTCGTTCAGAACGTCGTGAAGCGGCGTCTCGTCGACCTCACGCTCTACTTCGCCGCCGAGGCGCAACCGCGCACGACGGTCAACGGTCAGACCACGGGCAACCCGTGGCAGGCGCACTACGACGCGGCGGCGAAGTTCGCGGACCAACTGCGCAAGGGTCGCGAGGCGAAGCTCCTCACCGAAGCGACAACGACCGTTGCGCCGACGGGAGGCCCCGTCACCGTCGGCGACGGCGGCAACACCTCGGACGTCGGGCAGTCGCAGTTCGTGAGGCAAGCGAATCAGTCGATCGACACGGGGTTCTGATGAACCTCATGGAGTGGATCGACGCGTTCGAGCGCGACCTCTCCGAGTCGCTCCCGTTCGCTCTCATGGATGCCGCGATGGCCGTTGCAGACGAAGCTGTCGCGTCGCACGCGTACACCAACCGCACGGGGCGATTGCAGGCGAGCACGCGCGCTGACAGCGTGCGCGGATCGTGGCGCGGCGGGTACACCGTGAGCGTCGTCGGCGCGATGCCGTACGGTTCCTTTCTCGAAGAGGGGACGTCGCGCATCCACGGATACGCGTTCCTCCTGCCCGCGTACGATCGTCGCGAAGCGCAGGTAGAGACGATGATCGCTGACGCGATGGCGTTCGCGATCGACAGGATCAACTGACGTGGCAGACGCAACGCTCGCAGGCGTCGACGCGGCGCTCTACACCGCGCTCGCGACGCTCGTCGCAACGCCGATCACGACGGCGAAACCATTCGCGTCGCTCATCCGATTCGTTGGTCCCGTTCCAGGCGAAGGGCTACCCGCGGCGAAGTTGCCGTGCATCGCGTTGCGCTTCGACGAGGAGACGTCGGACTTCGACGTCAACACCGTTGCGGACGCTGAGAGCGCCTCCGTTGCAACGTGGTCCGTGCTCGTGCAGGTCGATGATCCGCAGGACATCGATCGCGGCATGGTCGGCAACGGTACGACGAAGGGCGCGACAGGAATCCTCCGTCTCGCAGTCACCGTGCAGGGAGTTTTGAACGCTCTCGTGATCGACGGAACATACCGCGGTCGTCGCGTGAAGTACCTCGGGACGCGCCCCGAGCAGGTCGTGCGAAATGGCCTCTACGTGTACGCGATACGGTTCGCTGCGCGGCTCTATCCGCCGATCGCGTCGACGACAGATGACAGCGTCGACATCGACGAGGTGCGCGGCAATATCAACCTCAAAAACACTCTCAACGACGACTCACCGGGCAACCCGGTGGTTCAGATCATCGCAGACACCACCGCATGAGGCAGTACATGAAGATCCGCGTTCGCGCGGTCGGCGCGTCGCTGTTTCCACTCCACGGCTACCCTGGCCGCTTCGTGGGACGCGCGCACGATCGCAGCATCATCGAGGAGGGCGTCGAGGTCGACGACACTTCCTATCACCGTCGCGGCATCGCGCGCGGTGAACTCCAACTCGTCGAAGAGGTGACGTCGTGACGACAGTTTCAGGCGTGCCCGCGTCTCGCAAGACCCCGGGCGTCGCGTTCAACGTCATCTTCGGAGGCGCAGGAACGAGCGCAGGCGACGCGCCCATCTCGATCATGCTCCTCGGCAACAAGAGCGCCGCGGTGAGCAGGATCGCGCCGACCTACGCTCAGGCTGCGGGCACCGCGTCCGTCGCAACGGTCGTGAGCGTCGCGAGCGAGAGCGATGCTGCGACGCTGTTCGGTCTCGGGTCGGAACTGCATCGCATGGCCGCTGCCGTGTTCGCGCAGCAACCCAACGCGGCGCTGTACGCGTGCCCCGTCGCGGAGGCGGGCACCGCGGCAACGGCAGTGCTGACGTTCGCGGTGAGCGCGAGCGCGGCTGGCACCGTGCGCTTCGTGCTCTGCGGCGAAGTGATCGACGTCCCCGTCGCGAGCGGTGACAGTGAGACGACGATCGCGACCAACTGCTGCACCTACGTCAACGCCGTCACGTCGCTGCCGTACTACGCGCAGTTCAGCGCGGGTATGATGACGTTCACGGCGAAGAACACCGGACCTCGCGCGAACACGCTCGTGGTCGACGCGTACTTCATCGCGTCGGGCGCGGTGGTGCCGACGCGCATCACGACGTCGTCGACCGCTTCGGGATTCGCGACGACCGGCATCTGGTCGTCCACCGGCACGCTCGGCAACGAGATCACGATGTCGGCGGGCGCGACGCAAGACAGCTTCGCTAACGCCCTCTCGGCGATCGAACCGACGCGCTATGGCCGTGTCGTCGGCGCGTGCATCGACGCGACCAACGCGGGGCGCATCTCCACTGCGCTCGCGTCGCAGGCGGGGCCGACGATTCAGATTCTCGAACAGGGGATCGTGCCGTCGGTCGCGCTCTACTCGGACGCGGTGACGAGTAGCTCGTCGTTTATCCTGAGCGGAGACGACATCCCAGCGCTGTCCAAGATCAGCCTGCGCGCGACGGGCGCGCACATCGACAGCCGCAACGGATACCTCTACTACGTCGGCACAGACAACGTCATCTACCAAGCCGATGCTGACGACCTCAACCCGCTGCTTTACACTTGGAAGTCGAAGCGCTTTGTGCTGCCGCAGGCAACGTCGTTTTCGGCTTTGAAGCTGGACGGAGACTTCGATCAGGCCGATCTGGTCGCCGCCTATAACGCCGAGATCGCCGCCATCAAGACGGCGAACCAAGCGATATTCGGCACTGCGCTCAATGGCGCACTCAACACTACGGCAGTCAACTTCTACGATGTCAACGGCTCGAAGCTCAAGAACATCCCACCGCCCGCGATGGTCCGCGAAGCGCAGGTGCTGATCTATGGGGACGGCACATTGCAGACGACGCTATCGGTTTCCACCTTTGATCCGGTGCGCATCCCACCCTTCAAGTCTCGGACTGTAGAACTCCAGATCAGCGGCAACATCAGTGTCCGCTCGGTCGCCGTGGCGACAACGGTGATGGAGCTTCACCAGTGAAGCGGTCAGCGATCCCGTCCCCGCCTCCGGGGCACCCCGACCTCCGACAGATGCTAACGGCGATGAAGGAGAACATCGAGTTGCTAACAGGTGTTCGAGGTGATAAACTGACACCCGTGTCTGACAGCGCCGCCTTGGCAGACGTCATCACGGCTTTGAACAAGGTGATTGACAGGCTGTCGTAATGGATGTGCCCGCTTATTCAGTCGAGTCGGATGCTGACGCAGCGTTCGAGTTCGTGAACAGGTTCAACCCGATCTACGCGTCGAGTTGGCAGACGGGCATCGTCACCAAGCGACACGGCGAGGTTATCGCAGCCGCGCTCTATCACGAGTTCAACGGCTCGAACGTGTTCATGCACGTGGCGGGAACCCCCGGCACGAACTGGCTGACACGGGAGATGCTGTACTGGTGCTTTCACTACCCGTTCATGCAGCTGGGTTGCCAGCGCATCACCGGGTGGATCGAGGATCACAACTGGGCTTCACGCCATTTCGCCGAGCGGACGGGGTGGACCCACGAGACAACACTGGAGAAGGCGTCGAGCACAGGTGGCGATGTCCTGATCTACCGGATGATGCGTGAGGATTGCCGTTATGTATAGGACTGTGAGCGGTGGTGGTAAGGGGGGCGGCAGCGCTTACGACCCGCAGATCGGTCGAGCGGCGTCACAGTCCGCTGCGGTCGCACAGCAGGCGCAGGACTTCGCCGAAAAGTACTACACCGATGTCATCACACCCATGCTGCGCCAGCAGGGTGAGGCGTCGATGGAGTCGCAGGGTAAGCTCAACACCCTCTATGACCTCAACGCCGACCAGATGCGCACCGCGCGGGATCGCTACGAGCAGTACGGTATCCCTGCCGAGGAGCGCTACTACAAGATGGTGAGCGAATACTCGGCACCCGAATACGCTGAGCGCGCGGCCACCGAGGCGAAGGGCGACCTTGGTGTCGCCATGGGCAACCAGCGTGGCACAATGACCCGCCAGATGGCAGCTCTCGGGATCGACCCGACGTCGCCTGCCGCGATTGCTGCCGCCAGCGACATGGCTGTGGTGAACGCCGCCGCCGAGGCCGGGGCAATGAACCGTGCCCGCAACGCTGCGCGCGACATGGGTATGAAGCTCACCTCGGACGCTGCGAACTTCGGTCGCGGCGGTCAGTCCGGCATTCTCCAGTTCGGTAGTGCTGCGTCTGGCAACGCGACCGGCGCGTTCGGCATCGCCAACGCCGCACTCGGCACCGGGATGCAGGCGGGCAACGGTGTCATGCAGGGCTACCAGACTGCAATGTCTGGTTACAACAACATCATGGACAACTACACCAAGCTGGGCAGTGCGGACATTCAGGCGCAGGCCGCGAGCAGCCCGCTGGGTGGCCTTGGCCAGCTGTTCGGGTCGGTGTTCAAGCCCATCACCATCTCGTCGGATCGCCGCCTCAAGCAGAACGTGAAGTTGCGCTTCCACCTTCCGTCCGGCCTCGGCGTCTACGAGTTCACCTACGTCGGCAGCACCACTCGGCAGATGGGCGTCATGGCTCAAGAAGTTCGCCACGTGATCCCCGAGGCGGTCGTCACCCTTCCGAGCGGCTATCTGGCCGTTGATTACAGCAAGCTGAGGTAAACATGGCCCGTGGCATCCTTGGAGCGATTGACTCCTTCGCCGGTGGACTGGCGCAGGGTTGGGATCGCCAGCAGAAGATGGACCTTGCCCGGCGCGCTGACGAGCGTGCGCAGGCCGAGGAAGATCGCCGAAAGGAGGAGCATGAGCGCCTCAAGCGCATCCGCGACAGCTTCGACATCCCGGAGTTCGCAGCTGCGCAAGGCGCGCAGTTCTTTGATACGGACCCGTCCGCTGGTCAGCCCGCTGCACCTGCTCCGGCAGGTAAAGCTCCAGACGCCGCTGCTGCTGCTGCTGCTGCCGCCGCAGTCAAGGCCGCCCCTGCCGCTGCGCTCCCTGCTCCGAACCTGAACAAGGTCCCGCAACCGGGCGACATCAAGGCTGTGGACCCGGACAAGGCGCTCGCGGCCCCTGCTGCCGCGATCCCTGCGGCAACTGCCGCGCCGCAACCCGCAGCCGCATCGGCTGCCCCGGCTGCCCCGGCTGCTCC